ATGCAGCGCACGAAGGCGCTCGGCCTCCTGCACAAGCAGCTGAAGAAGGACTCGTGCATGAGCCGCCAGGGCATCCCCGACTACCTCGTGACCATGCGCAAGCCGGGCGTCAACGACGATCCCGTGAGCAACACGAACGAGACGTTCCCCGTCTCCGAGTGGCAGCAGTATGCGTCGCCGGTGTGGATGGACATCAACCCGAGCGAGACGCTGCAGGGCGCGTCAGCTCGCGAGGAACAGGACGAGCGGCACATCTGCCCGCTGCAGCTGGAAGTCATCCGCCGCGCGCTGCGGCTGTGGAGCAAGCCGGGTGACCTGGTGCTGTCGCCGTTCGGCGGCATCGGCAGCGAGGGCTACGAGGCAGTGAAGGCCGGCCGTCGCTTCCTCGGCGTCGAGCTGAAAGAGAGCTACTTCAAGCAGGCATGCGCGAACCTGCGCATCGCGTCGCAGCAGACGCGGCAGCGCAGCCTGTTCGGTGCGGTGGAGGTGGCCTCGTGACCCCGCCCCTCCCCGACCGGATCGCGGCGGCGATCGACGATCTCACGATTGCGCAGGCCGCATGCACATGGGCCGAGGCCGGCACGTTCACGCTTCGGTCCGAGAAGGATGATCGCGCCAAGGAGGCGCGCGACGCACGATCCGTGAACTGCCAGGCTTCATTTCCTGGTCCCCGCGGCGACCGCAACGGATTCGACGAGTCGCCGGTGCAACCACCAGAACGCCCGCCGCAGCTGCGCACCGTGCTGCTGATCGTCGCGGCCTACGCCGTCACGCTGGCGGCGCTGTCGCTGGGCGGTGGGGTGCTGATGCAGTGGTGGAGGTCGTCGTGAACGCCGTCGACCTCTTCGCAGGCCTCGGCGGATTCACCGAGGGCGCCGAGCGCGCCGGTGCGTCCGTCGTGTGGGCCGCCAACCACTGGCGCGCGGCCGTCGACATCCACGCGGCCAACCACCCGCGCACGCAGCACGAGTGCCAGGACCTGCAGCAGGCCGACTGGACGCGCGTGCCGACGCACGACCTGCTGCTGGCCTCGCCGGCATGCCAGGGCCACAGCAGCGCGCGCGGCAAGGAGAAGCCGCACCACGACGCTCTGCGCTCCACCGCGTGGGCCGTCGTTTCGGCCGCCGAAGCGTGCCGGCCTCGCGCCCTGATCGTCGAGAACGTCGAGCGCTTCCGGAAGTGGGCCCTGTTCCCGTTCTGGTCGCTGGCGCTGCAGGCGCTCGGCTACCGGCTCAGCGAGCACGTCATCGACGCGGCCGACTGCGGCGTGCCGCAGAACCGGCGCAGGCTGTTCGTCGTCGGGCTGCGCAACCGGAAGCCGATGCCGGCGCTGCAGCCGAAGGCGAAGCACATCCCGATCGGCGACGTCGTGCGCTTCGACCGCGGTGAGTGGAGCCCCGTCGACAAACCGGGCCGCGCGCCCGCCACGCTGGCTCGAGTCGCCGACGGCCGCCGCCGCTACGGCGCGCAGTTCGTCATGCCCTACTACTCGCTCGGCAGCGGCATCACGGGGCGCCCGCTCGATCGGCCGGTCGGGACCATCACGACCATCTCGCGCTGGGCGCTGGTCGACCACGACCGCATGCGGATGCTGCTGGTCGACGAGCTGCGCGCCGCGATGGGTTTCCGCGCCGACTACGTGCTGCCGGCCGTGAAGCGCGAGGCCGAGAAGATGCTCGGCAACGCCGTCGCGCCGCCGGTCGCCGAGTTCCTGGTGCGTCGCGTTGCGGAGGCGGTCGCATGACCCTCCGCCACCCGAACCACCGCGCCGCCATGCACTGGCTGCGCCACGGCGAGGTCGCCTGCGGTCGCGCGTTCGACCGACTGCGCAACCGGCTCTGCGCCTCGACCGACGCCCGCGTCGCGACGTGCGCCGACTGCTGGCGCGTCATGGTCGCGGTCGTGGCGGCCGACGACTTGGACCGGCTGAGCGACGAGCTGGTCGACGAGGTGCGCCTGCACGTCGCCGCGATCCCGAGGTCGGGGTGGCGCGCGTCGAGGCTGAGGAAGGTCAACAACCGGAGGCGAGATGGCGAGGACCTACGACTACTGCGCGACCTGCCGGCAACCGAAGCCGCCGAGCCGCTGGGCGTACTGCTGCAGGCGATGCCAGGACAGCCGCGGCGGACGCGAACCGGAGGCGCCGCCGGACCTGGTCGACCGGCTCGTGTCGGTCGTGTCGGCGCGCGACTCCGCGGCGCCGTGGGAGCGGCCTTTGTTGGACGCGGAGGCGAGTCGGATTCTGCGAGAGGCACTGAGAACCTGAGCGCGAAGGAGGCGCAGCGATGATGCCGGCAAAGGGAGTCATCTACGACCACGACGAGTTCCGCAGGCTATGGGCGTCCGGCATGTCGGTCGTCGACATCGGCAAGCACTTCGGCGTGAAGCACGCGTGGGCTTCGATCCAGGCACAGAAGCTCGGGCTGCCGCGCCGGGCGACCGCTCACAAGAAGCTGCCGATCTACGCGATGAAGGTCGCATACGAGAACGGCAAGACGGGCGACGAGATCGCCGAAGAGCTTCGCTCGAGGTTCCCGACAATCTCGGGAACGACCGTGCGCAGGATCTTGCGCGCGTCGGGCGATGTCTCGATGCGACGCGGCATGAAGCGCGGCGCTCCGAACGCAGCCGAGTGCGCTCGCCTCTATCGCGCCGGCCTGTCGCGGCCGGAGATCGCGCGACGCATGCGGTCGACTGTCGAGCGAGTCTCGCACGCCATCCGACGCGTCATGGGCTCCGGCCCGCGCGGTGGCGGGGTGCGCGTCGACGTGTCGACGATCCGCCTGCTGAGGTCGCAGGGGCTGTCACAGATCGAGATTGCCAGACGCGTCGGGTGCCATCGGATGACGGTGAGTCGCCACCTGGGAGCGTCGGCATGACGCTCTGCATCACGCTGCCCTGGCCACCGACGGAGCTGAGCCCGAACAAGCGTTTGCACGGGGCCCGCCTCGCCAAGTTCAAGGCGCGGTCTCGCGAGGCGTGCCGCATCGAGACCCTGCGCCAGCTGGACCGCAAGCAACCGCGGCTGGCCGATCGACTCGCGGTGCTGTTCCAGTTCGTGCCGCCCGACCGGCGCAGCTACGACCGCGACAACCTCACGGCGCGGATCAAGGCGGGCATCGACGGCATGTGCGACGCACTCGGCATCGACGACAAGCGCATCAAGCGGCAGACGACGGAGGTCGTGGAGTCGGTCGTGCCGGCGAAGGGCGCGGCGTGCGTGCGGGTGTCGCTGGCCAGCCTCATCGAGTCGCCGGTCGCGATTGAGCGCGGCGCCGACGGGATGCCGACGAGGCTCTACCTGTGACCATCTGCCCGCACTGCCTGCGCGCACCGGCCGATTGCCTGGCGCCGGACGCCTGCACGATCTGCCCGTGCGCGCTCTGCGTGTCAGTTCGCGGCGGTGCGGCTGGCGGCGATGGCGGCCTCGACGCGGGCGGGCGCGACCTTCAGCGCGGCGGCGAGGGCCAGCACGGTGGCGCGCCGGGGGCGGTCGACCTTCCCGTTCCGCAGGTCGAGCAGCGCGCGCACGCTGATGCCGACGGTGTCGGCGAAGTCGCGGTAGTCGCCGGCAACCTTCTTCGCCAGCAGCAGTTCGTCGAGTGTCTCGGACATGGCCCGGCCGAGGATAGGCAGGACTGCCGAAAGATTCTATCCATGGCGCTTGATTCCGCGCGCAGTTCTGCCGATAACTGCGTCAGAAACAACCCCGGCCGCTGCCCAACTTACCAGGGCGGAGCAGCGACCGAGGCCAGATCCGCGACCCTCGATACCAAGGACCACGAACCGATGGACACCGTAGCCTTCGTCCCGACCCTGTTGCAACAGCTGGAAGCCGCCTGCGCCGGCAAGCCGCTGCACAACCCCAAGACCGACGCCCTGCTGGCCGAGCGCCGCGCCGCCTACGAGGCCGAGCAGACGCGCGACCTCGCCGGCCTGAACCGCGAGCAGCTGGCCGCGTCGGTGCGCCGGATGTTCTTCCAGCAGTCCGGCGAGCACGTCAGCACGGACTTCGGCGTTGACCTCCTGATCGACGACGAGGGCGAGATCGTCAACGCGGCGGTCGGCAGCGTCGCCGAGTTCATCGAGCACTGGGGCGCGCCGGTCACGCACGCGCGGGCCGAGCAGATCGCCGACGAGGTGCGCGAGCGCAGCTACCGCGACGAGCTCCGCGAGAGCCTGGAGCGCGCCGTCGAGCGTGCGGGCGAGATGGCCCGCGAGCGTGCCGAGGAAGCCTACCGCATGGGGAACTACTGATGAACCGCTCCATCTTCCGCAAGGAGATCGCCGAGATCGCCACGAACCTCGCGCGCCTCAACCTCGCCGTCCACGGCATGGGCATGCCGACGTGCGACCGCGACCACCTCGACTACCTGCTGGCGTCGTGCACCTACTTCGCCGACCAAGCCAACGCGATGGCTGGGCGGATGCTGGTGGCCGAGCTGACCGATGCCGACCGCGAGCAGGCCGCCGAGGCCGGGAGGCGCGCGTGAACACCGCCTCCCCTGGCCTGCTGTCGTCGCTCGTGTGGGTGCGCACGCTCGACTGCCTTTGGGATACCGAGGTCGGCGACGTGATCGCGGACCACATGCGCCAGTGCGTCGAGCCCGTGCCGGCCGACGAGCTGTTCCAGACCGCGACGTGGCTGATCCCGAACGGCACCGAGCTGGAAGCGCCCGAGTGGGCCGAGATGCGTCGCAAGGCGGCGGCTCCGGCGCTGCGCGTCGACTTCGCCAACGGCCTGACGGTCGTGCTGCTGATCGGGTGGAGCGACCGTTGCGGCTGCGGAGACTGCAAGGGGCTGCCGAGCCTGCGCGTGGTCGAGGTGCACCAGCGGGAGGTGCGCCGATGAACCCTTCGGCCACGATCATCGCGCAACTGCGCGAGCTGCAAGCTCTCACGTCGGCGCGGGCCGACATGCTGGAGGAGTCGCGCGACCAGGAGCGCACCCGCGCGGAGGCGGCTGAGGCCGAGCTGCGCGAGCTGCGGAAGGCGATGGTCGGCGCCGTCGAGATCATCGACGAGTGCCATTCGGCTCTGTGTCACTTCGGCCAGCTGACCCCGAACAAGTGCCGCGACATCGCGGCGCGCATCGACGCATGGAGGCGGTCGTGAAGCCGCCCGGCCTCGCCCCGTCCCGCGCGTCTCGCGTGTCGCTCGTCATCGCCGTGCTCGCGGCCATGGCGGCCTTCGCGTGGGACGCGCATGTCAACTACCTGATCGCTCACCAGTAACCGAACCAACCAACCCAGAACGAAAGGAACCGAACCAATGGCTATCTCACTCGCAGACATCAAGCGCAGCGTCAGCGGACCACCGCGCCTCGTCACCTACGGCGTCCCCGGCATCGGCAAGAGCACCTTCGCCGCCATGGCGCCGTCGCCGATCTTCGTCCCCGTCGAGGACGGGGCCGGCGACCTCACCGACTACGAGGGCGCGCCGCTCAACGTGCCCGCTTTCCCGAAGCCGGCCAGCTACAGCGACGTGCTCGACTGCATCGCGTCGCTCGTCAACGAACAGCACGACTACCAGACGTTCGTGCTCGACTCGCTCGACAAGCTCGAGCCCCTGCTCTGGGACTTCGTGTGCAAGCGCGACGGGAAGGAGTCGATCGAAGCCTACGGCTACGGCAAGGGCTACACGGCCGCCGCGATGGAGTGGCGCAACTTCCTCGACGGCTGCGAAGCGATGCGCGCGCGCGGGATGACGATCATCCTGACCGCGCACAGCACCGTGGCACGCGTCGAGCCGCCGGAGACCGACCCGTTCGACCGCTACCAGATGCGGCTCCACAAGACGGCCGAGGCGCTGGTCTGCGACTGGGCCGACGCGGTCCTGTTCGCGAACTACAAGGTCTCGTCGGTCACCAGCGGCCCGAAGGGCAGCGAGCGGCGCCGCGGCATCAGCGACGGCACGCGCGCCCTGCACACCACCGAGCACGCGGCCTGGCGCGCGAAGAACCGCTACCGCATGCCCGACAAGCTGCCCCTCGACTGGAACGAGGTCGCCAAGTTCCTGCCGCTCGTCGGCAAGCCCGTTTCCGCCTGAACCACCAACCCCCAACCCCAACCAGAAGAGACAGAACCATGAGCACTTTCGGATTCGACACCGCCAACACCGCCGCCGCCCGCCCCTCGTTCGAGCCCATGAAGCCGGGCTGGTATGCCATGCGTATCACGCAGGCCGACATCGTCGAGGGGAAGAGCGCCAACGTCGGGCAGATGCTGAAGCTCACCTTCGAGTGCATCGACCAGCGCGAGCCGACCTACGTCAACCGCAAGGTCTTTGCCAACCTCTGCCACCAGCACGAGACCAAGCAGACCCGCGAGATCGCGCAAGGCCAGATCGTCACCATCCTCGACTCGATCGGGAAGCACGGCGCGACGTCGGTCGATGCCATGCTCGGCGGCGAGCTGCAGGTCAAGCTGGCGGTGCGCCCTGCCGACGGCACCTACGACGCGCGCAACGAGGTCAAGGGATACCGCGCGCTCGACGCTGCGGACGGTGCGCCGGCTCCGGCCGGTGGCACGAAGCCGGCCAGCGCGCCGGCTGCTCAGGCCGCTCGTCCCTGGGCGAAGCGCTGAGGCCACGCCATGCCACCCTCTCGCTTTATCGGGCCGATGCTGTCCAGCGTCGGGGACCAGCTGCACGCCGCCTATGCGCGGCGCGCGGCTGAGGCCCCGGCGTGCTCGGACGACGACTGGCGCCGCGACCACCTCGGCGCGTCCGTGCTCGGTCACGAGTGCGACCGCTTCCTCTGGCTGTCGTTCCGCTGGGCTGTCGCCGAGCAGAAGAAGGGGCAGACCCTGCGGCTGCTCGAGCGCGGCAAGCGCGAAGAGCTGTGGGTGCTGGAGGACCTGCAGCGCATCGGCGTCCGCGTCGTCGAGACGCAGAAGCGAGTGCAGTGGGGCCACGTCGGCGGGTCGTGCGACGCGATCCTGCTCGGCGTGCCCGAGGCGCCGGACGTTCCGCACCTCGGCGAGATCAAGACCAGCAACGGCAAGCAGTTCGCGAAGCTGGTGGAACAGGGCGTGAAGCGCGCGAAGCCCGAGCACTACGTACAGATGCAGGTCTACATGCACGGCCTTGGCCTGCAGTGGGCGCTCTACCTGTCCGTGTGCAAGGACAACGACGAGATCCACGCCGAGCGTGTGCCCTACAGCGCGAAGGAGGCGCAGGCCGCGATCGACCGCGGCGGGCGCATCGTCGCGATGGAAGACCCGCCCGCGCGCAAGCTCGACAGCGCGTTCGCCCCTTGCATGCTCACGTCGAAGGACGGCACGCAGTGGCCGTGCCGATTCTGGAACCAGTGCTGGAAGGGCGGGCTGCCGGCGAAGAACTGCAGGACGTGCGTATCGTCGTCGCCAGAAGCGGACGGCACCTGGACGTGCGACCGCATGAACGGCGCCACGCTGCAGCCTGACGCGCAGCGCGCCGGGTGCGGCGACCACCTGAGCATCCCGGCAATCGTCGGGCACCAGGTCGTCAGCATCGAGGGGCGACGCATCACCTACCAAGCCGCGGGCGGCGAGGTGGTGGAGGATGGGAACGCGGAGCCGGCCGCATGACCACCCCGCTCGCACTGCAGCTCCGCCCCTACCAGGAGGAAGCCGTCCAAGGCATCTACGACTGGTTCGGTCGTGAGCGCGGGAACCCGCTCGTCGTGGTCCCGACCGGCGGCGGCAAGTCGCTCATCATCGCGGCGTTCGTTCACCGCGTGCTGTCGTCGTTCCCCGACGAGCGCATCCTCGTCCTGACGCACGTCCGCGAGCTGATCGAGCAGAACCACAAGCAGCTGCTGCGGTGCTGGCCCGGTGCGCCGGCAGGCATCTACTCGGCCGGGCTGAAGCGCCGCGAGCACGATGCGCGCGTGCTGTTCGCCGGCATCCAGTCGGTCTACGACAAGGCCGAGAAGATCGGCTGGGCGGACCTCGTGCTCATCGACGAGGCGCACCTCATCGGCCGCGACAGCATGGGACGCTACCGCCAGTTCCTCGACGCGATGCAGTCGATGAACCCGGCGCTGAAAGTGATCGGTCTGACCGCGACCCCGTTCCGCACCGGCGAGGGGTCGCTCGACAAGGGCGACGACCGGCTCTTCCACGGCATCGCCTACACCTGCGACCTGGCGAAGCTGATCCTCGACGGCTTCCTCTCGCCAGTGACGGCGAAGTCGACGGCGAC